TTGGATGATGGGTGATATGATGACCAAGGTCATACTCACACTCGCACACCAATATTGTTGCGAGAAGTCCGGCCTACGTGTATATACACTCGTAGGGGACGATGAGATCGCTCTGGAGAACGATCCAAGTGTGTTAGAGAAACATCTCGACACACTAGGCACCATATTCAAGGTGTCGGAGCTTGACACATATGTGTCAAGCCGCCTCGCATTCTATTGTGAGGAAGGGTGTTTGGTACCACAATCGGTACTAGACACACCACACGTCCGTATGAGACGTGGTCAGGATCTAGATTACTTGGATTACCCAAGAATCAGATTACTGCTACCCCAACCAAGTGAGGTAGATGCCTACTCGATGTCAAACATCGGTAGGTTCAGTCTCCTAGGAAAGGAGACCAGATGGGTCGCCAACAGCAACCCACGTGCGAAGAGGTATTTTGACCAAGCTTCGCTACTGCAACACATATTAGTGCCGCAGGAACCGGATTGTATTAGTCCGTATACACCACTTGAGATAGGTGGTGATGGTGCGTACCCGATGTCAGGTTCGCACATGTTACGTGTTATCGAGAATAAATCACGTAACCCCCGGGAAACCAAGTACCGGCTGTCCGCCCTCCTCAACGGGAGGTTTGGATATAAGTTCGTAAGATCAAATCGAACTGATAAGGTGGTGCATAAACACCATCTTTACCTTCCAAAAATCGAAGGGATGAAGGACCTACTACCGCCAGAGGCGGTGTTGGTCCCTCGAGATCAGACCCAAAGGGTACTGATGAGGTCGTTGAAAATTGAATTATTCAGCGACCCGCAATCCGTATTTTTTGAGATTGCAAAGGGCCTGTATTACCAGGCTCTACTGAGGGGAGAAACCCCCCCAGAGCCGAGCTTCTCAATAGAAAGGAAGTTCAGTGATGGTAGGACAGAAGATCCCACCATCGACTATGAACTCTTCATGAGTACATGGTCAAATCCTGGATTTAAATTCCAGGACGATTGGGGGTATTATGTCGACAAGTCGGCACTCCCCAAGATGAATCCCATGAATTTGGGATTCGATTGGTCTAAGTACGTTCCAGAGAAGACCAAACTCAAAGGCTACTTTGAGGACTGGTTACGGGATAACAGTGATTTACTGACTGAATCCATACCAGATCTGTTTGCGCTCATAAGAGAGCAAACACCACTGCCTGCAAGGGTAGTGAACAG